GGAAGGTCTCTAGGGGCCCTCGACCGCTAGGAGCGGTCGAATATCCCTACTTCAAACAATTCGCCAATGTGGCGGGCATTGGTGTGCTCGGTGGCAGGACCGTCCGGGATCGCTGCGGTCATCTAAGGGGGGTTGGCGCCGCAGCGCGCCCTCTTGTGATGCCCAATGCATCCAGGTTTACCGGGAAAGGGGGCCTGGTGGGTCATCCACAACACCCTGGTAGGAGTCAGGGCTATTCCGTGGCAGTAGATGAATCACAACGGTGCCGGGCCTTACCGGACTCGAGTGAGGCAAGCTGATCACACAGTGGTGTCAGCCTGTTCCTTGGGCTTCTCCGGGGGTGGCTTGGAGTAGGGCGGATCCCAAGGGACAGAGATCTCGTGCGGGAGCTTGGCGCTAGCCGCAGTTCTGAGCGCAAGAGGCGGGTTTGGGTTGCTAGAAATGGCAGTGGGGTGCTTCAGCTCGATCTCGTAATCAAACCAGATCGTGCCACAGCCCAGGCCAGCTGCAACACCATTGGGGTCGGTAATGTGGCCCAAGTAAACGGCCACAGACTGGTTGTCAGTGGCAGTGTCCCCAGGGTTGTTGTCAATCAGGTGGAACCGGGTCCTCATGTGGGCACGGGCCACGTCACACACCACCTGGATCTCACTGGAGTGGGACCCATCAGGGTGGCACGTGATGGTGCTACCCCAAACCGGGCCCTGTGAAGAGCCAACAGTTTGGGTGAGGTCGCGGATCTGGTCGCCCGATGACAAGAACCACTCATCAGTGTCCTCCTTGTCGTAAAACAGGCCCAGTGTAATGAGCCCGCGTTGGTCGGTAGGACAGGCACTACCGTATAGTACCCGAAGGTGTTTCCACCTGTAATAGGTGTACCTCTTAGCCAAGGCAGCAAGCCAAGGGAACACAAAGTCGTTGGCAGGGTTAAGGCCGATAGCCCCCACCCTACGCGAACTCTGATCGGAGCCCTTGTAGAAGAAGAACTCCTTGTTGCTGATGAGCATGGAGTCACCGGTAGTGCGCACCTTGGGTACAACCGGACGCGTCATGGTCAGCCTCCTAGCTGGATTAGCAAGGGGCGTGACGGCATGTTGCGTGTTGTTACGCTGGGGCACCTTGCGTCTGTTGCTCTTGCGTCGGGCCATGTTAATAGTAATATGTCAAGGGTATGGTGGTCTCGAATGGGATGTGGGGGTCAGTACCCTGGCGGCTCAGGTCGAGTGAGGTGATGTACTGGAAGCTCTCCTCAATCTGCTCCTGTACGTGCGGCGGGCAACCAAAGGCAAGCTCGAAGCTCACCCTGGTGCGCCAGTGCACATCGGTGGGGCGTGCAGTGAGCCCGGCCAGAAACTGGCCGTACCAGTACTTCTCAAACTCGATCAACTTGACGCCCCTGCAGCCCCGCCCGAGCCGCATAGCGGTCCGGTAGAACTCCTGGAGGATCGGCATGCCGGCAGCCAGTGTGCAGCCAGCCTCACCGATGGCATGGACCAGCGCAAGATAGTACTTATCGTTGCAGCACTGGCTGTAGCCACACAGGTCTGAGTTGAGCACCTTGTGGGGGTCGCGGCACATCACGTAGCCCCTCGGGGTCCAGACTGGATGCGTCTGGCAGAAGGACACCTGCTCGATGATGTCGACAGGTGCCTCCCACGCGATGTTGTAGCCGTACCTCAGGTACCACTGGCCTGCTCCCTCCATGAACTTGTTAGCATCGCTCCTCTCCATAACGACACCAAAGTCGTCGCCGTCGATGAGGGCGTAGCCACGAAGTCCAAGCTCTTGAAGCCTGGTCCACACGAGTGCCGCACTGATCACACAGTTGCCCAGTGCGGTGTTCATGTCACCTGACATGCGCATGTCTCCAAGCTCAGCTTGCAGGAATCCGTCAGAAGTGAACCCGTAACCCCTGTTGTTAAACTGGAGATCCAGCAAATGCCGGAGCTTCCTGTCACCAGGGTAGTAGCGCTTGAGCACGGTGTGCTCCAGCTTGAGGGACAGCGTGTGGGTGTGCTGGTCGAACCTGCTGGCATCGCCCGCGACCCACACAGGGTCCTGAAACTCGTCAAAGTGTCCCTTGATGGTTGAAGCCCTGTCCCAGTAGTTCATGCCCTTGGCAATGCATGGTCTCCCAAACATCTTGCCAATGTCGTCATAGATCTGGTGCTCGACCTGCACCGTGTACTTGCCGAGCTCCAGGTTGTAAAGGACGTTGCGCGGATTGATGAGGCGCGGGACAGGGGCCTTTGTAGTGGTCCCGGTCCACATGTTGGTGTGCTGCTGCTCAGTTTTCTCCACCTTGATGAAGAACTGGGTGGTGGAGAATCTCTTCGCCTCAGTGGCAAAGTGTGTGCC